AGTAGAAACAAGGGTGTTTTTTATCATTAAATAAGCTGAAACGAGAAAGTTCTTATCTCTTGCTCCACTTCAAGCAATAGTTGTAAGGCTTGCATAAAGGTTATTTGCTCAAAGCTATTCTCTGTAATTCTTAACCTATGTCGCATTTCTTCAATTAACCATCTTATCTCTTCAAACTTCTGGCTCAATTGTTCTCTCCACTTTCCGTTTCTGTTTTGGAGGGAGTGGAGATCTCCCATTCTCATCACTGCTTCTCCAAGTGAATCTCTGTAGAGTTTCAGAGACTCGAACTGTGTTATCATTCCATTCAAGTCCTCCGATGAGGACCCCAATTGCATTTTTGACATCCTCGTCAGTATGTCCTGGAAGGGAAGGTAATGGTGAGATTTCGCCCACTATTGCTCCTTCATCTGTAAACGCTCTAAGTAGTATCAGAGCTTCAAGTCGATTAAAAATCACACTAAAGTTTGCTTTCAATATGATGGTTTTACCCATTACTGCCTGGTCCATTCTAATGCAAAGGGGCCCTGTCACTTTCTGCTTGGGAATGAGCATTAACCAATCCCTTGACATTTCCTCAAGAGTCATTTCAGTTAGGTAGCGTGAAGCAGGCACTGAAGCGATAGTCATTTTAAGTGCCTCGTCAGATTCTTCCTCCAGAATCCGCTCCACTATATGCTTTCCTTCACGAGTGGCAGTTCTGATGTCCAGACCAAGAGTGCTGCCTCTTCCTCTTAGGGACTTCTGATCTCGGCGAAGCCGGTCAAGGAATGGGGCATCACCCAGTTCTTGGTCTGCAAATCGTTTGCGGACATGCCAAAGAAAGCAGTCTACCTGAAAGCTTGACACAGTGTTGGAATCCATTATGTCTTTGTCACCCTGCTTTTGCT